GTCCTGAGGTCTGTAATTTAAAAGTTCTTTGTATTCTTCAGGATAAGCCAAAGAAAGAACTTTATCTTCATTTTGTATTATATTCGTATTCATTATCATATTTTAGCAGCGCAGGGAGGTATCGAGCCTCCCTACACCATTCCTTATATCGTGTTATTAGATCACGAAATTCAGAGTTTTATTGTTTATTGATCAGCATATACAACAGCTGTTGCTGTAGCACTAGCTATTAATCCAACACAATACCACACAGTACCATCAGAAACCAATTTAACCCAAGTACCAAGAGATGGATCTTTCAAGGTCATCTTAGAATTACTATTTCCATCGGGTGCAATAGCTACTAATATTTCAGCATTAGCAGTAGTTGCATCAGTATCATGGATAGTTAAACCACCTTCAAAGAAATTGGCATTAGCCTGACTATCAATAATCGTATCTTCTGTTTCAGCAGCAACGCCACCTTTAAGAAATAGAAAATTCATGCCAGCCTCTGGAGTAGGTAGCTTTATAGTAATATCAGAACCATATGCACCAATTACAATAGTTGACCCTGACTGAGCAGCAGTTAATGTCATACTTGCATCTGCAAGTATAGTACTATGCCCAGCATGATCTAATAGACTATCAGCTTTATTTTGTCCATACATCGGATTCGCCATGGTCTACCTCCTTATGTCCAGATAGCATGGGATTCGGCCATTGACCATTCCATGCCAGCTTCAGTTAAGATCTGATCTACCCTACGGTCGACTCCTGAGTTCTCTAAAGTTTGAACTCCTACGTAGACTGAAGTATCACGATTAATACCATTACCAACTAAAGGCCTGTAAGCACAGTTCTTCATGTTAATACCTAGCATTTTCACATTTGTACCATCAAGATGGATATTTCGTGCAACCTGCATATCACCATATACAGTTGATATTGTAGTTACATCAACACCAAATACCTTCTTTCTTCCAGTTAAGCTCAGCTCAGCTCTTGCAAGAGAAGCTGATGATGATCCAGCAGGGAAAGCTGCTGTATTAGTAGTTCCATCAAATCCACTAGGCTGAACACTTGCTATATTATTAGCAAAGTATCCAGATAGTTTATGCAACCAATTATATACTGCTGTACTACAGAAGAATATTGTTGCTTGACTATTATTATAGCGAGGATCAATGTAGTTTGACAGATCATCAAGAAAGTCATCTTGAGTTTTAGTTGTTATTGTAAGACTAAAAGCATTACCATAACTGGTAATATAGTCTATAGCACCTTGAGTATAATTGATTCCACCTGTAGAATCCTCATATTGAGAACCAAATAATAATGAGGTTTCAATATCCCACTTATGCTCAATCAGCTTTTCTTTCCAAACCCTAGCCCACTCATTTGGCTCAAACTTCAACACTGTAGCTCTGGCCGTATTGGTCATTGCCATTGTAGTTTTCCAAATCTGAGTAACACCATGATTGGATTGATAGGGCTGATCCACCCAAGTCTCTGGAAAACCAGATCCTTCTTGGTGGGCACTTCCAACTACATAGCTTCTACACTTTTCAAGAGTACCAGAAATACTAACATCTGCTACAACTTCTTGACCAGAACTATCAGCAATATCGCCAGGTATAAAGTTATCAGCATCCCAGCCAGATAACTCCCCAGCAGTACCACTAGTAGCTCTAACAACTTTTGCAGTTATTAATGCTGGATACTTACTATCTATAGCTGCTCCACTCTGAGGTGAAGTATCAACCTCAGTAATACGTACTAGTATATAGTCAGTACCCCAATTAGCAACTGTGTATGTAGTACTATTCATTGGAACTTTAACAAGCTGACCTGGCAAGAAAAACTGAGGTGTGGTACCACTTACACCAACATCTACTTTATTAGATGTATTGCCATATACATTCTGTACATTGCCAGCAGATTTATAATCTCCAGCCATGTATAACTTTACTGTATCATCAGCTACTACAGGGTCGCCACCATCATTGAATGCAGTTAATGTTGCATCTCCAAATGAATCGGCTCCTGCACTTGTTATAAAGCCCATAGCATATGCATATCGTTTATGAAACGAAGGACGCTTCTCAGAAAACTTAAACTGAGGATCGTCTGTCGGTTTCTTTGCCACCTTACTTACAAACCTAAAGAACGGATCTTGAGGAATTGCCAGCTCAGATACTCGACTACCAAAGTTATACCTTCTACGTATATCTCCAGTAGCTAAATTAGTACTTGTACCTGGGCCACGCCCATCAAAATCCGATACAGAAAGATTCGTATTCGGTGTTATGACCGATAAAAAATCAGACATATCGAACTCCTTATTTTAAGTTCAGATAGATCCTAGGCCACAAGTGGCTTTGTAAAAATAATTCTATCCGAACAGGTTATCTAAATCGCCATCCAGACCTAAGATTCCATCAAACAAAGCGTTATCTGGAGTCTTCTCTTCGGTCTGGCTGTTAGCTCCACTAGCGGTTGTCGGTATGTTCCTGACATTCTTCATCTGGTCCAACATATCATTTTTAGCAGATGTGATAACATTAGCATTAGCCTGATCACGATTCAATAGATAATCAATGTCTTCAAGAGTAAGCACATGTTTCTGTGCTTTTTCTTTAAAGGCATCAAACTGTTCATCAGTCATGCCCTTCTTTTCTCTGAATTCATTTTCCATTGTTTTCTGTGAAGCCTGTTGCTGCATTTTAGCTGCATTAGCTTTTTCAGTTTGTACTATTCGTCCCACTCTATGCTTAACGACCTTGTCTACCTGAGCATTCAAGACTTTTGCTGAATCAGAGTCGGGTTCTGTCATTGCTTCATTAGCATCAAACATAAAATCCTCATCTAATCCAAACTGCTCTTGTACACTCTTGGGAGTACTACCTCCATTGACCAGATACTCACGAACATGCTCAACTAGCCCGCTATCGTTTTTCATTGCCTCAAGGACAGGTACAAAAGGTTCCACCTCTTTATACTTGTCTCTCAGCTTAACGGCTTCACGACTACTATCTTTGTAGCGTTTTTTATAGGGATTACCGTCATCATCCCAACCCACATTATCGGAGCCAACAGTTTCTTGCTGGGTTACCTGCTCGGTGCCAACTTCCTGTCGGGTTGCCTCAGTGTTATCATCGGCAATTACGCCATTTACATTTTCTTCTAGAGCTTCAAAAAAGCCCTCAGAGGAGCCAAAAACTTCACTTTCAGCTTGATCAGCTGTCGGTATTGCTTCTGGGTTGCCTGCTGTTTCTTCCATTCTATTCTCCTATACTTTTGTTAATGTTACTACTTTTTATTACTACCTTGCAAATTCTTTTTTGCAAACTGTAATTCTCTTGTTAAATCTTTCTTTGTAGAGTCTACCTCATTAGACATTACATTCTGTAGAAGCTTCTGCTTTGCTTCTGTTGAACGATAGGAATCCTTCATATCACCCTTGACTTCTTCCTTCTTTTTAGTGATCTCCATCTCAGCCTGCATGACCTTACCCTTAATTCCAGCCTGTACCAATTGTCTCTCAAGAGTTTCAATAGTACCTTCCTTATCTTTCAATGCTTCTTCCATCTGTCCCAACTGACCTTGTAATTGAGCATAAAGACTCTTACGCTTTGCTATCTGCTCTTTGTTTCTTACATCAGTTTCAGCAAGAACTGCAATATCATCTATGACACCAAACTGCATAAGTTCCTTCAGTTCAGCAAGATATGCCCACCTATTTACTGGAAGCGTAGAACCAGCAACTATTCTTACATCAAACTTAGCTGCCTGATAATCCATTGACTTCCCTATAGCCTGTCCCATATCATTATAGATTGGAATATTCAATTCCTGCTCACGCTGTTCCTGAATAGCTGAAGGCTGTATAATTCTAAATCTTTTATTTGCACTATATACAGATTGGGATACTTGCATGATTACTTTCCCCAACTGCCTTAATGCTGGTTCAATGGAATGCTTCATCCATTGTTTAATTCTCCTGGTCCCATATTCATCTAATGCTAGCATACCCCTGAATGTCTCATGCTGTTGCTGAGTATCTCCCTGCATTGAAGAATAAATTCCAGCTAAGTATTCCATATCTGCTTTCCCCTGCTGAACAACAGAAAAGAATGCATTTGATAATGGAGCTGGCATGACTGGAGTAGGAGGAGCAGATCCTGGTCTAATAGGAAGTAATGCTCCTGGAGAAGAAGAATACTGTTCCCATAATTCTGGATCTATAGAACCCTCTTCATATAACCACCTAAGTGAAGATCCTAAAGATGCATTATGAACCATTATCTGGTGAGACTTGTTTATCTCTTTCTGCTTTCCTACCAGAGGAGCAACTGCAGATACTGGATATGGAGTTCCAGTCCATTTGTAATGAAATGGAATTACAGGATAATCAACTATATTCTCTGGGTATACTATCTCAGAAAGCAACTTATCACCTGCAACAATAGTCTGCCTTATTCTTATACCATAAAACTGTACACTGTCAACAACAGACTCCTGAAAAGCTTTATCCTTTAGAAGTATATTATATTCCTTCTCTGATATGATCTTATTCTCAATCTGGGAAGCTGCAGCTTGTAACTGACTCATATATTCCTGCTCTGCAGCCTGTAA